ATGCTGAAGCAGACAAAGATTTTTCAGATGATTCTGATATTGCTGGACTTTTGGATACACTAGAAGAAATACTACCTGAACCACTTATAGATCCTGAAGTTGAATCAGAATAAGTTATAGTATTAATAGGAGTATTAGAACCAGAATTAGTTCTACTAGATATACCAGATAATGATTGCGTAACAGTAACTGTTTTTGTAACTCCTGTAGGAAAAGTAGTTGGAGAAACAGTTCTAGTTCCATAATTCGTTTCAGATACAGATATAGTTGGTGATTTAGTTTTTACAGCACTAAAAGAATTAGTAGCTGACATTGAATTTGTTTTTGATGGTATAGAAGAAGCTGTAATAGTAGCTGTTTTAAATACAGTTCCGGAATTAATAATTGATCTAGTAATAGTTGTAGAAGCACTACTTGATTTAGAAGCAGCTGAACTACGAGTATTACTAACAGAATTAGTGCTTGTTTTACTGCTAGAAGTACTTGAAGTAATTGTTGGCGAACTGGAAGATGATCTACTGGATCTAGCAGAATTTGAATTAGTATTAGTTCTAGTTGTCACACTGGAAGATGATACAGAATTAGTAGCAGTAATTGTTGGGAATGGATTTCGAGATGTTGTAATAGTTATAGTTCCTGAATATGAATTATATTTAACAGTTCCTGAAACAGTTGATGTTACAGTAGATGTTCTTGATCCAACAGCTGTTCTCGTTGTTGTAGGTGTTCCAGAATCAGTGTTAGTTATTATATTAGTTCCAGATATACTTATAGTAATTTTTGGAGTTTTTGAATTTACAACTGATATTGTTATTGTAGGAGATGCTGATGGTGTCTTTGAAGGTAATCCTGTTCGACTTAACGTTCCAGAATTAGATGATGTTTTACTTTGTGTTGTAGAACCAGTCATAGTTTTAGTTCTAAAAGAAGTTGCTGAATTAGTTCCACAACTAGAAGTAGTTTTAGTAGATGTTAGTGTTCGTGTTGCTGAACCAGAACCAGAAGAGGTTTTTGATGAAGTTGTTGTGGCAGTTGTAGTAAATGTTATCCTAATAGATTTAGTTAGAGCAGGACTTTTAGAAGCAGAGGAAGAGGCACTCGAAGTTTTAGAAGGTCTAATAGAATGTGTCATAGTTGGACTAGCAGAAGTAGTTTTAGATCCTGGAGCAGATCGACTATATGTGGGACTAGCAGAAGTTGTTTTTGAAATAGTGGCAGAAGATGTTCCAGTTTTTGAACTAGTTGATGTTTTAGAAACTGAAGAAGAAGAAGTAGATGTTTTTGTATTAAAAGAAGAAGTAGAAGCAAAAGGGGAAGAAGAACTTGATTTAGAAATAGTTGCTGACTTAGTGCCGGTTCTTGTAGCGGTTGTTGTTTTTGTGCTTGTTCCAGAAGGAGTTATTAAATTGGTTGGAAAACTTGAGCGAGAAGTTGTAGTTGTTTTTGTGCTTGTTTTTGATGAGGTTGTTGATAGAGTTGGCATAATATAATTATTATCTAATTTTCTATCTAATTTATGATTAGTAATAAAATAATTATCATGTAAAGTTGAATTAGTTAAATTACTAACAAAAATAGATGAATTATTAGTATTATCAGAATTAAAAGGATTTAAAACAAAGGAACTTATAATTGATAGAAATAATATGAATGGTTTATAATTCATATAATATATTATAAAAAATTTTATATTGATTAACTTTATTTTATTTAAAATAAATAATATAAACAAACAATTATATAGTAAATATAATTAATGAGTTCTTCAGCAATAGGTATAGATTTAGGCACTACTTTTTCATGCGTAGCTGTATGGTTAAATGATAAAGTAGAAGTTATAGCAAATGATCAAGGAAATCGTACGACTCCATCATGGGTTTCTTTTAGTAATACGGGCGAACGATTAATTGGAGAAAGCGCAAAGTCTCAAGCAGTTTCAAATCAACAAAATACATTTTATGATGTTAAGCGTTTAATTGGTAGAAATTTTAGCGATCCTATTGTTCAAAAAGAAATTAAGAACATGCCATTTAAGGTATTAGCTGGATCAAATGATCGTATTTTGATTGAGGTTATCGTTGGTGATGAAACAAAACAAATGAGTCCAGAAGAATTATCAGCAATGGTATTAGTTAAGATGAAGCAAACTGCTGAATCATTTCTTGGAACTACAGTTAAGGATGCTGTAGTTACAGTTCCAGCTTACTTCAATGATTCTCAAAGAAAAGCGACAAAAGATGCGGGAGCAATTGCTGGTCTAAATATTATTAGAATTATTAATGAACCAACAGCTGCGGCTATTGCTTATGGTTTAGATAAGAAAGGTGAAAAGAATGTATTAATTTTTGATTTTGGCGGCGGAACACACGATGTTACACTTTTATCAATTGACGATGGTGTATTTGAAGTAAAGGCAACAGCAGGTGATGGTCATCTTGGAGGAGAAGATTTTGATCAGCGTATGGTTGAATTCTGCTGTGATGAATTTAAAAAGAAAAATAAGATTGATATTTCTAAAAATTTAAAAGCAAGACGTAGATTACAGAATGTATGTGAGAGAGCGAAGAGAACATTATCAACATCTACTACTGCTACAATTGAAGTAGATGCGTTAAGTGATGGTATTGATTTCTCATATAATATAACAAGAGCTAAATTTGAGGAATTATGCCAAGATTTATTCAAAAAGGCAATTGCTCCAGTTGAACAAGTAATGAAAGATGCAAAGTGGTCTAAAGATCAAGTTCATGATATTGTATTAGTTGGAGGATCAACAAGAGTTCCTAAAGTTCAGCAATTATTGAGAGATTATTTCAATGGAAAAGAATTATGCCAAAGTGTAAATCCTGATGAGGCAGTAGCATATGGGGCGGCTGTTCAAGCGGCGATTTTAAGTGGAGTAAAAAATGAAACACTCGAATCATTAATTGTTCTTGATGTCACACCATTAACTCTTGGTGTAGAAACATCTGGTAATATTATGACACCATTAATTAAAAGAAACACAACAATTCCAACTAAAAAAAGTCAGACATTTTCAACCTATAGTGATAACCAACCTGCGGCGACAGTTAGAGTTTTCCAAGGCGAACGTGCGATGACAAAAGATTGTCATAAACTTGGGGAATTTACACTAGAAGGCATTCCACCAATGCCTAGAGGAAGACCTGAATTAGAAATTACATATGATATTGATGCTAATGGAATTTTAACAGTATCAGCAATGGAGAAATCTACTGGTAAATCTCAAAAGCTAACTATTCAAACCAGTGGTAATGCTCTAAGTAAAGAGGAAGTAGAAAAGATGGTTGCTGATTCAGAAAAGTTTAAAGAAGAAGATGAAAAATTTAGAAATAAGATAGAAGCCAAGAATAAACTAGAAGGAATGGTGTATGGAATGAAGACAACATTAACAGAAGATAAATTAAAAGCTGCTATTCCAGAAGACGAAATGACAAAAATGAATGAATTTGTGACCGATACACTTAAATATCTAGAAGAAGATCATACACAAGAGGAGTATGAAGAAAAACAAAAGCAATTAAATGAATTATTTCAACCAATGAAGTATATGAAACCAGAAGAAGCAAAAGAAGGTGTCTCTCAAGAGATGCCAATGCCACAACCAAAAGTGGAGGAGGTTGATTAGATTGAGAAGTTAAAAATATAAATAAAGTAATATAATTTAGTTTTAGAATAATATAATTAAAAATAATAATTATATTATTTAAATATATATATATTAATGTCAAGCTCAAGTTACGAAACAGTATATGAACATTATGATTCATCTCCAATAGCCATGACTGAAACACCTGTATCACCCCCAGTAAAAAAATTAAGTAGAAGGGAAAAAATAAAGGCTAGTTTAAAGAAGGCAGCTTCTAAAACAAAAGAAGCAGCTAAAAAAGCTGCTGCTAAAACAAAAGAAGTCGCGAAGAAGGGTGTTGAAGTTGCCAAAAAAGGAGGTAAAGCAGTTGTTAAAGGCGTTAAAGCTGCTGCTGCTTGGACAGTATTTTATTTCAGAGTAGCTATGGCAATTGGATTAATTATGTTAATTGCGTATATTTATTCTCTTGTAAAATAAATAATATAGATTATTTTTAAATATATAATATATATATATTTAATGACTAATTATGAAAATTTTAAACTTATGGATAGAATTAAAAAAGCAGGTGGCGCAATAAAAAATGTTACAGTTAAAGTTGGTGGAGAAATAAGAACAGTAGCTGTAAAAGCTAAAGATGTTGTAAAATCTGGAGCAGAAAAGACTGGTAGTATTATTAAGAAGGGAGCAGAAAAAACGGCCGAAGTTGCTAAAAAGGGTGCTGAAATTGCCAAGAAAGGTGCTGAAAAAACTGCTGAACTTGCGAAGAAAGGAGGTTCTGCGGTTGTTAAAGGTGTAAAATCAGCACAAAATGCGTTTTTATTTTATTGGTATGCTGCTATAGCGATAGGAGGAATTTTATTATTAGCCTATATTTATCAAACATTTTTAAAATAAATAAAAAATGTATTGATTATTTATTTCCCTAATCTTCTTACAACCAAATACTTAATTTGGATCTCATATTACCGACTTAGATATATCGATGTATTATTATACAAATCATTCAATATTTAATTAATAAATATATTAATTAGATATTATTATATTAATTTAACAATAATTAAAAAAATTGAATTTATTTTTAATATCAAGTTCAATCCTTATGGATATTCACAACCTTTGGCTATAAACACCTTTTTACAATGCGTCGTTCAGGTCGTCCGCGACCTATTCATGACAGGAAGTCTCCTGTCATGAAGTATCTTGACAGGAAGTCACCAGTTGGCAAGACTCAGTCTAATGTTTGGGCTAATGCTAGGAAAACCCTTGGTTTGCCACCAGCGATACCAAAAGTTGCGGCTGATTGCTCTCCAATCAATTCGAAACCAGTGTGTTTTTCGTCTGATATTCATAAAGCAGCAGATGAGATTTTTGTGCCTATTCCGGTTTATTCAGTTTCGCCTTTGATAACACCTTATTCTACTCCTCCCCGAAAGTTGAATCGCTCAGAGGAAGATCCCTGTCCTCTAAGCGGTTCTTCTCGTCAATTGGATAATCAGAAGGAGGTTTCTTCTGATTCATCTTTTCCTGTTGTGCGAAGGCTACATTTTGAGACGGACCTTTCTACTAGGCCCCAGTCTCTAAGTGACCCTCCTCTTCCCTTAGAGAACCCAGTAAATTTTGGTTGTTCAGTCGATTTTTCTTCAAAGAGTTTGCTTGCTGAAGACAAATCTGTTCAGCAAGCGATTCAGATGAAGTCTGATATCATGATTCGCATATTGAACAAAACTTGGTCGATCGAAGAGAAGAACTCGCGAGTTGACGAGATTCTCCGATTGTTGATTGATACTCAAAAGGAATTAGCTACTCGCATGCAGAGTGAGTATGAGATCCTGAGCAGATCTAACTATGTGGATGCTCAAAAGTTATTCACAATGTATTCAAAGTTGTTGTCTTATATCATGGCAGAAATTAATCTGTATGAAAACATTTAAAAAATTAAATTTTAATTTAATTTTTTAATTGATTAAAAAGTCTTTATCAAAAATTCTGCTGGACTAATATATGATTCTGAAAAATTTGGATAATGTTTAATGATATCTATATATTTTTTTATAATATTAATTTTAAGAAAAAGTTGATTTAAATTTTTTAATTCGTTTATAAAAAAGAATATATCATAACTACTTACATATTTATTAGTATCTCTAATATACCAAAAATATTTTTTTTTGTAAGTAATTATATCGTTTTTTTTATAAATTAATTTATGATTATATCTTGATTTTAAAGTTTCAGTATCGTAAATAATAAATTTATTATCGTATGATTTAAAAATGGTGCTACTTGCGAAATCAATTAGAACTGGAATATATCCATGTGATTTTACATAATATATTTTATTATAAAGATTATAATTTATAATTGATTCATCTGTAGGTCTTAATAATATATTATTGGTTGTTAAATCTTTATGCATGAATTTAAATTTATCTTGTAATATAGCTATAATAAAAAATATTTGTAAGCAAATATCATTTAATATATCTAAATTATTAGTATTTTGAATCATAAATTCAGATAATCTTAATGGTATATTTTCCATTATGAGAATTTGATTGTTATTATTAAAATAATAATTATTAATTTTTACGATATTACTAGGTAATTCTTTTCTAAGAAAATTATTAATAATAATTTCTTTTGGAAATTTACCTAAATATAATGAATTATCAGTTAATATGTATTTTCGTTGATCACTTGTTCTTTTATCAAATTTAACAAAATAATTTTCATCAGAATACATTTCAATATCACGAATTATACTAATATTAATCTTTTTCATTCTTTCAATAATAATTTTTGTTTGTTTAGCAATATCTTCATCTGATACAAAATGATAAAAAATTTTTAATAGGATATTTTTTACATTTTCATTATTTTTCGTGTATTGATATTCATATTTATCACCGAATGTATCATTTTTTTTAACTAATTCAAATCCTAACTTTGTATAAAGTTTTATAGCAATTAAATTATTTGAATCAACATATAAAATAATTGGTTTTTTCTTCATTAGTAAAAATTTTAATGTTTCAATTAAAAGTTTTTTTCCAACTCCTAAATTTCTTTTAGTTTCTAATACAAATACGTCTCTAAATACGTATGAATCATTTATAAATTTTATACGCAATGAACCGACTAATTCTTCATCAATATATGCTGAAGCAAAATAATCAATTTTATTAATTTTTTCTTTATTAGAATTAAGAACTTTTGTAACATCATAAGTTCTATAATCACCAATTATTATTTTAACTTTTTTATTAGTAATTAAATCATCCATATAATTAAATATAAATTATTTATATTTAATTTAGAAATTTTCAAAATAATCATCAATTCTTTCATCATCACTTGTTTTTTTATAAACTGCTATTGTTTGTGGTGATTGTATTTTTCTAAAGTGTTTATAATTTGAATCTATAAATTTTGTTAATTTATTCATTCCACGTTGTAGAGCATCATCAATTATTAAATACCCATCTATATCTAATAACATATCACAATATAATGTATCATTTAAAGAATAATCAAATGTACTGTGAGAAATTATAATAAAATTATATTTTAATCCTTTTTTAACTAAAATTGGTAATGAAAAGTATGAATGATCTTCTATTAATTCATGATATTGTTCGTGTTTAAGATTACTAATTAAATGACTACCACTATAATTAGAACTAGTTTTTTGATTGGGATCAATACTTGTTAATTTTCCTTGCCCAATTTGTTTTAATGCTGTTGTCACATACATAGCGGTTATACCATGATCTAATCCGATCTCTAAACATCTAGTTAATTTAGTATCTTTAATTAATTTAAATATAAACTTGCCTTCTTTTGGTTTAATTGAATTTTTTATTTCATCTCCATGAACTGTTGTTATTTTTAAATTTTCATATAATAATTCTTCAATTGATGAATAATCATTAATATTAATGGTGCTATTAAGGAATAAATATTGAACATATTGATAATACTTATTATAATTATTCTCCTCCAGAGCTCTATACATTTGAAAATTAAAATCAATTTTATTATAATAATACTTTCCAAAATCTTCTAAATATTTAACTTCTGAGAATGATATATTATTTATATTATCAATTATATTACTACAGTCTTCAAATGTAATTTTAGGATTAAATTCAATGAAGCCAATATATTGATCATATATAATTATTCTATTGAATAGTAAAAGCATTAAATATATCATTTTAACAGTTACTTGATCAAATCCAAAATTATGGCATACATAGATACCATTTTCTTTTAAACATGTAAATAATGATAATACCGCTTGAAAATGTTTTTTTTCTTGATATTTAATACGATCATAAATTGTTAAATCTTTAATGTCATTATATGGAGACCAATATTTATAAATTGTTTTGTATTTTTTTGAACAATAGAATAAACCATCTTGTAGTTTAATATCAATTATACGAGTTTCCTTAGGATCATGTTGTAAATATCCTATATCATTCATATCTACTTTAAAATATTTTAGTAAATAATCTTTAATATTTTCATCATCTTTGGCCATAATTTTTTCTTTAATCAAATCTTTTTTTACATTACGTCTTAATAATCTAATAGTTTCTTGTAATTTTAAACCTCTATCAAATAAATCATTCCAGTATGATATTGGTTTCTCTTCTATTTTATATGTCATTTCATATCTATCTAAATTAAAGAATATTTCAGTTTTCATAATATATAGATTATATAAAATTATTTTTTAATTGAAATTCTAAATCTAAATTTTCTTCTAATATATTATTTATAGCAGTTAATCGTTTTTCTAATGGAGTGCCTTTACATTTTCTAGACCTAATTTTAATTTTTTTCTCTAGAGATAAACTTCTGTTTTTAATTAAAATATTTTCTTCAATTCCTTTAACCCAACCATAAAATTTCCATTCTCCTTCTCCTTTTTTAGCATGTGTATATTTAGCTCCTCCGACTAATTCACCATTATGTTGGCGTAATCTTCTATCAGTATTATTAGTAATACCTATATATGTATTATTATTTATGGTATTAACTAATAAATATATAACATAATTTGGATTAAGTATTTTATTTTTCATATAAAATATAATATATTATATTTTATATGAAAATTAAAAAATTGGAAATAGAAGATTATATAAAATTACAAAATTTTTTGAAAGAAAATATACCAAATTCGGATAATATTTTAATTGACATACCAAATCATATACCAAATATAATAACTGATATAGTATTGCGTGTATATACAATTGATAAAAATTTACAAAATAGGATTAATTTTGTAATTAATAATGATGAGAATGCTAGTTACCTAAAAATATTAGATGGCGATATAAATGTTAAAATAATAAAAAAAATACAAGATTATATTAAACAAAATTTGATTACAAAAATTAACATTATAATATAGCAAACTTAGCTAATATTTATAATAATACAAATTTCTATCTGTTGATGCTTTTCCATAAATCATTATATCAATATTACGTTCAACTTTATCAATGCGTTTGTTTAATACATTTAATTCTGATGAAAAATCTGTTAATCTTATTTCAATAATTAATTTATTTAGGCGATCACTAAAATTGGAATTAATTGCTTCATAATTTATATTATTCCTATATTTAATAATCGCAAAGAATACCATCATTTCAGGTATTTGTTGTATTTTAAATATATAGCAATAGAAATTTTGAAAAGTAACAATTTTATCATGTATAATAATTTTATTATAATCTGTTTGATAATATACAGTTTTCTTAACAAGGGTATCTATTAATTCTTTATTTCTAATATATATATCTAAGTATTCAGCATCAGTTAATATAATATTATGTGGATTTATTTTATTATTTTGTTTTACAACTATCATTCTTTTAATATTTGTTATTGTATATGTTATTTTATAATAAAAATTGAATTTATAATTCTATTAGATATTACTTCCAAGAGTTTTAAAACACCCATCAATATGACGCATCTAGAGGGAGACAAAGAATTATTAAACTTACAGGATGCTGGGAAAAAGTTAAATTATGCCTATATTAAATGGGAAGACATTGACACAAGGCGAAATTTCATAAACAACGAATTATATAAAATCGAAGGTATTGTATGGACCGCAAAAAAAAAGCTAAATGAAATTACTTCTATAACTGATATCTTGTATATTTCTTTAAAACAAGAGTATGATAATATTTTGAAATCATACAAGATTATGTTAGAAAATTTTAAATTAATAACTGAAAAGTTAAACAATGCGAACATTGAATATATGATAGCAAAGAACAATTTTGATGAGGCAGAAATAGTCTGCGACAAGATAGCAGCTCATAACATAAATGCTTGATTATTTTATATAAAGATTCATTTATATAATAATAAATGCCAAGAAGAGACTATAGTGATAATGAAGAAGATGAACAAACAATGGATGTAAAAATATATCGTTCAACAACCGCTCAAATTGTTCCACAAATATCAAATGATGAATTAAGAAACCAAATAATTAAAACACGTACATCTTTAAACTTAACTCCGCTACAATTGAATCAAAAATGTAAATTTCAATTCAAATATACTATTCGTGATATTGAATCAGGTAAGTCAATACCAACATTGACCGAAAAAAGAGCTATATCAATTGCTCTAGGTATTGATTTGAAATAAAAATTGATTTAAATAATTATTAATTATTTAAATTATATTAATTAGAAATGCTTTCATCCAATTCAAAATATGGTATTATTGAAACTGGTAGCTTAAGACATCCTAAAGATAGATATTTAATTCATTCTATTATATTATTCACAAAAAACTTAGGAGATGATGTATTAATATATGTTGATAATTATGGACAATTATATCATTTTGCTAATAATTTTGACGTTAATTATCAATTATTAACAATAGTTGGAAGAGATGAAACAAATATTATACGCAATCCAAGGTATAGACCAATTCCTTATCCAGGTGGAGATATGGATGATTTTATATTATATCCAAATATTATTGATTATATAACACCATTATCAAATGATTTAATTGATTTTGTAAAAAGTCAAAATTATCCAATTAAGAATCTAAATATGTTGGCTAATCTAATTGGTTAGACTTTTTCATTTTCTTTATTTTTATTTATCATAATTATGATAAATAGATAATTCACAATCTATATAAGACCCAGTAAATCCTTTTTCAATAATAGTGCGACAAAATGAAGCATCTTCACGATATAAATATTCAGGACTACTATTAAATGGAAAATATAGCCATAAATTGTATTTAACGGAACAATGACCAAGAGCAAATGATTTTGATCTTGATTTTATTTCGGGTCTAATTTCAATCTTAATACCAGATTTGTCAGGAAAACAAGCATCTGAATAAGAAGTATAATCAAAGAATTTTTGATTTGGAATAATTGATTTTTTATAAATTGGAATATAATTATGAACTACTAAATCAGTATTTGATTCAATAAATGATTTTTCAATAAATTCTAATCTATTTGGTAGCATTTCATCATCACTGTCAAAGAAAGAAATAATATCAATACTATCGACTTCTTTTAATAATTGAGCAGCTTTATTTCTATTAAAAGCGGCATTTTGTTTATTCTCTGAACAAACAAATCGTATTTGAAATTTAAATGAATCTAGATTTGGAATATCATTATTTTCACAAGATGAAGCAGAAAAACATACAATGTCAGGTAATCTTGTTTGATTTTGAATGCTATTTAAGCATCGTATTAGAAACGGAAGATGATTTTTATAAGTTGGTATTACAACAGCAATTTTTAATTTATTCATATATTTTGTTTTTTAATATGAATATTTTTTTATATAAAAAATTGATTTTTTATAATTATATAATTTATTACTAAACAAAATATATGAACCAATTAAATATATTATGATTAAAATGATAATTAATGTTCTCCATGTTAAACCAAAACCTAAACCAAAAGAATATTTGCCAATAGAAATTAAATGTATATTATATGATTTGAGTGATTCAAATGATGATCAAATACGTAATTTAAGGGATTATTGTCACTTAAAAAATTTAATATTTTCAACACGAAGATATAATTCAAGTAAATACTCAGATGATCGAAATTATATTACAAAACTACCAGCATTTCATGTGTATATGAAAGATGCTTATCAAAATACATTTTATTTGAATGCTAGAGAAATCAATGAAGTTAATATAATTATTAGATTATATAATGAAAAACTTGAGAGAAAAAGAAAGAGAAAGGAGGAATGGAATAAATTTTATGAACAGATATATAATTTATTTTCAATCAGATATAATCGTAGCTTATTAGAAAGAACAAAAGATAATGAAAAAAGATTAGAAAAAAAACGAATAAGAGATTTGGAAAATATGCGGATTAATCAATTAGAAAAACTAAAACAAATTGAAGAAAGCGATAATAAGATTTTAATCGCACAATCTAAATAAGCGCAACTAAATAAACATAACTAAATAAACATAAAGAAATTATTTTATATATACTATGAATAATCGGTTATCATTACCAATATCATTACCAAGTAATTTATCACTGTGGAAGTTACATCATTATAATTTAGCTACAACATTAGTTAATAAATTATTAAATGATGAAGTTTCTGAAGATTTTAGAAATAAATTTCATTATGAGTCTATAAAGATTGGATATAATGAAAATACTGATTATGTATTTTTATATGATAATGTTGTGAATTATGCGATGATACACAATAATTTATTAGAAATAGTAGATGAATTTGGAAATATAAAAGAAATACAATCAGATGACAGAAATTGTATGGGTATCTTATATAGGATAATATCATCTTAAATTAATAACCTTACTATTAATTAAATAATTGCACGGCCTATATTTCTAAAATAAGCTAATACGCTTAAGACTAACGCGAATAAGCCAGCTAGTAATGAAACTACATTTGACCAATAAGCTAATTTTGATTGAGTGTCATTATTTTCATTTAAGAATGAAGTACTTAAGATTTGTAAAAAGATGGCTAAAATAGTAAAAATAAAGTGTAAAAACATATAATATAAATTAAAATATATATTAATTATATTTTAATTCAAATTATTTTTTAATAACTTTTCTATCATAATCTTTTAATGTATTTTCAAGTCTTTGAATACTTTCAAATATATTATTAATTAAATCCGTTTTTTGTCTATTTTCTAATTTAATTCTAAGTTGTTCTTCTTTTTCTAACTCATCTTTTCTTTTTTGTGTTTCAATCGCAATTTTTACTTCTGTATCTATAATTTTTTTTGCTTCAACTAAATATGGATTTATTCCATATTTTTCATAATATTGCTTATTTCTAATATACATTAAATAACCATAAAAATCATTATTATTTAATAAGTTTATCATATTTATATCAGCATAAAACAAATCAGATTTTTTTTCTATTTCAGTTAGTGAATTAAGTATATGATCTGTCGGATTTGGTAAAGCATTAATTACTGGTGATACTGGTTGAGATACTAGAGGAGAGACTGGCATTATCTTATGTTGTCCAGTGTATATTATATCATTACTATGAGATGATTCCATATTATATAAATATATAATTATATTTTTAAATCAAAGATTGAAAAAAATTGATAAATATAATTATTATCAATATTTGTAAGGAAAGTATAGAAAAAGATGAGCACTCCAATTGATATTTCATCATGGCAATGGCTTGAACTATTTCGTGCTTCTAAATTGATTCAAAAAGTAATTACTAATCAAGTATCTTCAATGTTTGAAAAAGAATTTGATTATGACTCGATGAAAATTGAATATAATCAAGAAAATGATTCTGTATATTTGTCTGATATAAATGGTTCTATTGGAATGATATATGATAATATTGTATATTTAGTAGATATAAATGGTTCTAAAATTGATGGTCAAGATGAAATAGTTCAAGAGCAAGTTCAAGAGCAAGTTCAAGAGCAAGTTCAAGAGCAAGTTCAAGAGCAATTCCAAGAATAATAATTTGTTCTATTTTTATTTATATCTGAAATAAGTCTTAATTTCGATGGATTATTAAGTGTTAAACTATTTTGTGTTGAAATGATTTCGTTTTCAGGAATGTCTATTTTAGATAAATCTGAACTATATCTTAAAAAATAATTAATTCGATTATTTGGTAAGATTGTATTAAAAATTTGTTCTTCACCAAAATAATATATTGTATTTTCTTGAATTGTCCCATTATCATTCCATACTTTATAAGTGCCATGTAATACACCATCTAGGTAATTAATATAAGATTCTTTATTACCATTATCATAATATCTTTTTTCAATACCATATTTAGTATCATTTAAATAATTACAATTTAATTTAAATTGTCCATTAGAATACCATTCATTAAATATTCCATTTTTTTTATCAAGTATATAATTTATAGAATATTTACGATATCCATTTTCATACCAAACTTCAAGAAATTTATGATATATTTCATTATTTTCTAAAGTATATTTTATGCGTTGTTTAAGACGGCCATTTGAATAAAAATCTTGATATAAATTTTTTTTTTGAGGCCATTTTTGTTCTAATATAGGTTTATTATAATTTAAAGCCATTAATTTATCAATAAAAAAATGAATTCCTTTACTAGATACATTATTAATATTTTCATCAAATTCTAATTTAATAGTTTGACCAACTCTATAAACGATTGGTTCAAAATAAAAAGCAGATGTTGCTGAAGTATATGCTATATTATTTTCATCTATAATTGATAATACTATCGCAACATTACATCTATATTTAGCAGATAATTTATTTATTATATTTTTACGCGTCATATTAGTTTTAGCACGAACTGGTATAAAAAGATTTATTAATACACGTATATTATTTTCAGTTATTCCTGATTTATAAGCATTCATATTATAATAAATAGAATAACTTTATAATAAATTAAATAAAAAAATTGAAATTCAAATACGTAGCCCTAAGTCCATTAAATAAAAAAAGCCTAAGATGTCTGGTCGTAGAAATAGTTTTCGCTCATGTCGCACAAGAAATGCTTTACCATTAGTTCAAACCCCGATTAGACGAATCTCAAGTATAAATAGATTAAGAGAAAGAGCAGCAAATCAGGATAGAAGTAATCGTGGTAGATTTATAAGAACTGCTAGATCTCGGAATTTATTTGCTACACCTACACCAGTATCATCACCGATATCCACTCCAATTAATCCAGTTAGATTAATATTACGTTTTAATAACGTATCTTCATATTCACCAATTAGTAATACTAATATGTCTCCAGTTATTGATCCAGTTAATAATATTATTGAGACGCCTTCTCATCGCGCAGTAAGTAATTTAGAATTATTTGGATTACAAGATGAGAGTCCAGTAATAGATAGTATTAGATTCCCGATTTCAACTTTTGATTTAGATCGTGAAATCATAAATATAAATACTAATTTATTTGAATCAGACTACGTATATGATCATTTAAGATTAAATGATTTAGATTTAGATAATTTTGATGATTTATCATTATAGGCTATTCAATGGTATTTCGTAATTTGTTGCGAAATATGAATAACGCTGATTCGTAATAAGAAATAACTGATTAATAAGATTTATTTATAAATATTATAATATATATAAATAATTATTAATAATAATATTACGAAATATCATAAATGAATTATAATCAAGTATTTAAAACTTTTGAAGAGGCTAAATTACATTATAAAATACCAGATGATCGCTTATATTTAAAAATTATAGATCATCCTAGTTCATTAAATAAGATTCTTCTGCGAGGAAAAGTAGTAAATTATATTGGAAAAGGAATTAAATTATATCCAGGATATCCTGGTGGTAATCAATCATATGCTTCTCAATTTCCAATAATCCAACATTTTAGTAAATTTAATACGATATATATTTTTCGTAAATTAATTGATGGTAATATAGTATGTATGGGTCAATATCTATTTCAAAATATGAAAAAAAAAATTGCTGAAACTGGTTTTACATATTATGATATTAAATTTTATAGAAAAGAGGAAATTCAATATAGAATAAATTAAATTATAAAGATTTAATATTAAATTAATAATAATGAATTCATTTTTGAAGGAAATAAATGATATATACAATACGTCAATATATACAAAAACATTTATACGATTATATATCTTAATAACAATTATATTTACGTCTTATGGAACATATTGTATGGTTCTAAAACAGTATGAAAATGGAGGTTGGATAATATTTACAATTGGAATATTATTAATTATGTTAGCTGTTGTAAATTTAATAATTGTATGTATAGCAAATTGTCTTGATATAAGATAAGAAAATATTTTATATTTTAGTATATAATGACAGATTTATTAGATTTAACGGGAATAATAACTTTAAGAGATAAAATATTAAGATTATTAGATTTAACAGTTGGTATTAGTAATGGATCTATACCTGATCAAATTAAAGCAAAACTAAAAAGAAAACAATTAATGGATCAAATTAATGAATGTCCTCAATTAAAACATATATGTATATTTGGTAGTTTATCACAATACACGTTTATAAATGTAATAAATAAAGCTCATCCTGAAATAAAAGAATATCCCAATGCAAAATCAGCGTGTACCTTTATAGCAACTAATTTTGGATTAAAATTATTATCTATAACAGACAAAAATTTACAATTAGGAATTAACTCTAAATTAATCGACGATGAATTAAAAATTGGTATTGAATTACATAATAATACTGGAGAAGAACATACATCAGTTGAAGAATATTTAAATGCTGTTCCAACAAACAAAAAATTTAAAAAAGATGCGGGTGTATCAACATTTATTAATGGAATAACTGATGAGACTGGTATTCCATATATAGATCAATTACTAACAAATTTAGATAGATCAATTAAAACAGATAAATTAACTTTAATTGTATTAACAAAAGGAAATATATCATTATCAATAATATTAATCTTAAATAATCCGCAAAAATTTAGTATCTTTGATAGTCATGGAAATACAAATAAGTTCTGCAGTGAAGGAGCATCATACATAATATATGATGATAATAATTTAATAGATACTCTAAATAAATATTTTAATATTGAACCTTTTACTGAAGAAGAACGTTTAGATGACACAATTCGTCAATTAAATCAAATAGATTATACTGTATTTCAATTATAAACTAATATATTAACTTTTCTTTTTTTGTTAGAATAATATAAATAATTAATATTTATATTATAAATGTCTAAAAAAACGTTTATATATATATTGAGATTAGAAGAAAATCATTATTTTATTGATAAGAGCAATCATGTTGAAAATAGATTAAGGGATCATTTAAAAGGTATAGTTTGTGGAATGACAAAAAGATATAAACCATTAGCTATTACAGTTATACCAAATTGTGATGAATCAGAATTAGATCTATATATAAAAAAATATATGGTAAAATATGGTATTAACAAAGTTAGAGGTGGATCATATAAGAAAAATAAATTTGAAGACAATGAATTAAAAAAATTAAAAGCAGAATTAGAAATTTTATCAAAACATTCAATGTTAAAACTGCCAATAATGCCACCTGAATTCATAATAATTCCAAAAGAAGAATCAACACAAAATAAGACTAATCTAAAAAAAGAGGGTGTTAAAAAGGAGGTTGTTAAAAAAGAGGTTGTTAAAAATGAGATTAAAAAGGATGTTAAAAAGGGTAGTGTTTTAAAAATTCCAATAAAAAATGCAAATGGAACATGTTATAATTGTGGAAAAGATGGACATTATGTAGGAGACTGCAGACAATTAATGAGGAATGACGATACAGAAGAAAATGAAGAATCTGAATTAAACTATGATGATTTAATTAGTGATTAAAATAATTTATTGAGATATGGAAGAATCCATGGAACAAAAGCAGCCATAAAACACCACATTGCTCCGACTGCTTTTTTATTAGAATATATATAAAATGATAGACCAAAAGATAATAATATTGCTATAGTATTACTGAATCCTTTATCTAGACCGTATAATGATAATAATACAAGGGCTCCTATAAAATAAGCATAATATGTGTTAAAATATTTACTATAATTCCATTTCCAATGTAAATGAGGAGTTGATTCTTCAGTAACAGTTGTACATTCTAAATTTTTATTATTAAATATTGTCTTAGTATAGAGGAAAGTTAAAATTAGGTATATTATCATATAAGCATTAACAAAAGAAGGTAATTTATTTTCATTGAAATACAATATGCTTAACCATAATATAATTGGCTCTAAATGATTTATAAAGATACCAGCATTTGTTAAATTTTTATTAGTATTATCACATTTTTGATTATTCCAAAGAAAGTATTCAATTAACTGCATAAATACTACCCAAGCATAAAAATATGCTTCTGATTTATATCCTAAATTATATAACCTTATACTCCCTAATGATCCAATTATGAATGTTATTAATGAGACCTGTGAATTAAAACACATATATATATATCATATATAAATATATTAAATATTTTTCTATTATTAGATCTATTAAAAAAATTGATTATATAAATACTTATTACTATAAATATTATAATAATAATTAATGAGAACAGTCGTATATTGTCGTGTATCAAACCTAAAAGATGCGTCATTTAGCTTTATAAGTCAGGAAGAGGAATGCAAAAAATACTGTCATGAAAATAAACTAAAAATTAAATACGTTTATAAGGAACATAATAGTGGCTTTGGAAAACAGAAAGTATTAGACAATATTATTTTAACAAATAAGGATATAAATTTGATTATTTATGACATTACGCGTTTTAGCAGATCTAAATTATATGGAGAGAAACTATTAAAAATATGTAAGAAGAAGAATATAATTATTCACTTTGTAAAAAATAACGTAGTATATAAACCAAATGATAACGATGAAGACGACACTTTATACAAAGTATTACATGGTTTAAATAACAGTCAAAGTGAATGGACTACAATTCGAGACAGAATTATAACAAGTATAAATTTTAGACGTAATCGTGGTATGTGTTTAGGAAAGGCTCCGTTTGGATTTGATAGTGTTGATAAGAAATTGGTTCCTAATAATAATTTTAACGCAATACGATTAATAGTTGGATTAAGAAATGGAGTAAAAACAATTCATGAAATAAGACAAATTCTAGGGAAAGTTGCGAAAGATGCTCAACTATTGTCATTTTATGATGAAAACAATAAGGAAATTACAACTTTTTCACATACTCTAATGCTGGATTTTAAAACAATAACTAATATTCTAAATGAATATAATGTAAGCAATAAACATTGGATTCCATCACAAGTCGCAATGATGTATAAAAAATATTGTATGTATGATGAATTTAAATGTGATACAGAATTTGTAAATAAATTCAATAATATTCGATCAAGCACTAGTTCAAGCACTAGTTCAAGCACTAGTTCAAATACTCGTTCTAATTCAAATGCTTACGTATCTTTTAAAGATAATATGATGTGCGAAGATACTTAATTTATATTTTTTTAATTAATAAATAAAATTGAAAATTATAAATATATCACATCAAATTTAGAGTAGATATTCACATCCCCGGGCGTAGCATGTCTTTCGTGTTCACATTTGAGTATGTGCCACAACAAAGAGAGATGCTGGAAGCTAATACACGAATTGAGAACATTAAGAAAAGGATAACCCCATCGGAAGCTGGCCTTGATAAGATTATTGCTTCAGGTTGTTACACTAATTTGAGAGATCCAGTGACATTTTTTTTGGAAAACCATATTAAGTTAGAGAAGTTGAAAAAAGATTGGTTGATGTCAGATTCGAATGACATCAAAATTGTCAAAGATATTATTGAGCATATTCGTTATAGAATGGTTTATTTGGAATCATCAATTTGTAAAAGAAAGATTAACAAAGAGGCAATCCAAATTGACATAATGAATACTACGATTGATTTTCGCAAGTATCTGCAAATACGCCATGATTATGAAGCAGGAATGTACAGTTATTAGTTTTTTCAATATCTATTGAAAAAATTGATTATTTTAATTTATATAGGAAACAAAATATAAATTAAACAACAATGAATGTTATTTCAAATAGAGAAATTGATGGGACAGATTCGGCATTTATAATAATAGATGATTTTTTGGATCAAGAAGAACAAAAAATATATGACAAATATGTAAGGAACATAGAAGATTGGAAGAATGGGCACTTTTGGGGATGTGAAATTCAGAGACTACAAAAGTGGTATAATGACGATGACAAATATTTTTCAAAACATTGGGCGAATCAAAGTCATGATAGATGGAAATCAAATAAGCATGAGGGATGGTTATTAGGTTTAAGAGAAAAAGTTCAGAGAAAGATAAATGAAGTATTTGATACTATTATAATAGAAAAGGATTTGAATGGTTGTAATAGACCGACATTAAATAGTTCGTTACTAAATTATTATCGCGATGGAAGTGATTGTATTAAGTATCATTCTGATGATGAAAAAGTATTTGGAAGTAATCCAACTGTGGGTATGTTGGCATTTGGAAGTCTTCGTCAATTACAATTTAAGAGAATACAATATAAAACGGAAAATGAATATCAATATGTGAGAAATCCTGCGGAAGACCATTTAAATAAGAAGTTTGTAATAAAACCTGGTTCATTATTCTTGATGATGGGTTCTGTTCAAAAATACTATTATCATGGGATTGATAAGGATGCGTCTGTTGTTGATCCGCGATATAGTATAACATTTCGCGCACATAAAAATTAAACAAAGATGTTTATTTATATAAATTTTAATTTATATAAATAAATATTATTAATATAAATTAATGTTAAATGAAGAAGAAGATAAATTAAATATATCAGAAGAGCAATTAAAGGAAGCACAAATAGTCGAACAAGATGCTATTCCAAATAATGATCCAGATAGAGATCTTGAAAAGAATGAACCATATACTATTAAGCCTGAAGAAAATATAATTAATCTATATTTGAGTAGTATTACTCAAGTATATAATCAAATTAAGAATGAGATTGTAAATCCCAATAGTAATCTTAGGCAAAATACAACACAAATAAAAAAACGAGTTATTCTATGGTTTGGTTTTAAAGAAGAAAATAAAAATTATTAATTTTTTATTTATAATTAATAATTATTGTATATTAATATATAATAGAATGAGTACATTTTTAAGTAATTTAAAATGGCGTCGTGCTGAAAAACATTTTAGTCCCGGGCATGTTGATACATCAATGATTGAGAAAGCAATGGTAAATGCTCCTACATCATATGGAATGCAGCCATTTCATATATTTAGAATAACAAGTATAAGATTAAAAGAAAAATTAAAACCTGCTTGTTATAATCAGGCTCAAATAACTGAATGTTATGCTTTATTTATATTTTGTGCTAGAACAGATTTAAATAAAAGAAAAGATGAATTTTTAAACGCAAAACAACCGCCAAATATTACAGGATTTCAAAAAGCAATTACTAAATTTTTTAATAGAATGTGTGGATTAAGTGGCAATTCTGATGCTACAGAAACAGATTGTGATTTATCAGTTGAATGGGCAAAACGTCAAGCATATATAGCGTTAGGATATGCTTTAGCAGCAGCAACAGAATTAAAGATAGCAAGTTGTCCAATGGAAGGATTTGATGCTAATAAAATTAAAGATTTATTAAATTTGGATGATAAATATGAGCCATGTGTATTATTAACGGTTGGTAGAAAGAATAATAATTATAAAATAGAGCCAAGATTTAGATTTCCAGCAGATGAATTAATTGAAAGAATGGAATATAATGATATTAAATAAATATAATTTATTATAAATAGTATAATAATATGAATCAGTTAATTTTAAATTATAAGAATAAATATTTGAAGTATAAAAAGAAATATTTAGATTTAAAATATGGTGGTCTTCCAAAATATATACTTCCTCATCTTCGTCCATTTGCTAAGAATTATTATGTTAACATAAAAGAAAGTCTTTTATTAGATTTATATTTTAAAGATAAATTAGTAGCTGATCTAAATTCAGCAGGTTATAACTTATCTGCTCCAGATTTAGCATCGATTGTTTATATATATGGTCAAAATGAATATCCTAAAAAGAATGAGGGTGAAACAGAGATTAAATTTATGGAAAGAAAGTTACAACACATTACACAATTTAAAAATGTTCAAATGATAAATACACTATATGGCAATTATAAAGAAATACTAACTAATAAAGTAAGATTTCATGAATATTTTAAAGACAATACAAAAATACAAAAATATATGACACCATGGATATCTATTAAAAAAGAAACTAGACTTGAAGATATATCAAAAATTAAATTTTCTGGAAAAGAATGTAAAGTTCTTAAAGCTGAAAATGGATATAGAAGTTGGGGGACTATTTTAGTAAAAAATACACAGGAGATATTAGATCAAATTAAAAAATATGATGAACGATATTTAGTTTCTAATAGAGAACATACACAACTTGTTAAAGCTGATGATTGGATTGTAGAAAATTATATAAAGCAAGATACTATTGAAGATAGAAAGTTTTTTATAAGAGTTCATATATTAGTAGTATCTATAAATGGAAAATTTAATGCTTACATTAGTAATAAACATCCATATAGTATAATAAAAATAGAAGCAAAAAATGAAACGTTTTTATCACAAGATAATATTGATGAAATTGCAGGATCTCATTTATCAACATATGATGGAACTGGCGGTGGTGGGAATAATTATAGAGATAAAAATAATAATCCTAAGATGTATAATTTAGAATATAATCCTTATTGGCCAAAAATCTTACCAGATGGTTATAATAATGATGATAAATTAAAAATTGATAAAAATTTAAATGAATTATTTGGAATTATATTCAGCCCTGATAAAATATCTAAATTAAAACCTGATTTTAATTCTCCAAATGGTTTTGAAATATTTGGATGCGATATTAGTTTTGAAAATAAAGAAGTAAAATTACATGAAATAAATCGTAGAACGGGTTTAGTATTACAGGCTCCATTTATAGCTGATATATTAAAAATTTATAAACATGAAGAAGATTTTAATAATTTTTCAAAATTAATATAATTTTATAATATGTTAATAAATATTAATATTTATTAATATATGGATGATATATTTTTTAATAAATATATGAAATATAAGCAAAAGTATATTCAGTTAAAAACTGAAAATTCTTTTGCGCGAAGTAATAGCTTCAAGCAAAAGTATATTGCGCTAAAGGCGCAATCTATTTTTGCGCAAAGTGATAGCTTAGAAGATAATCACTCATATATAAATCAATTAGGTGGTCGTAATAAGACATATTATATATCTAGTTCATTTAAGATTAATAAGGAATTTATAGAAAATTTTAAATTATTATTAAAAAAGAAAAAATATATTGAATCATCAGAAGTTCCAATTAACTTTGTATTTATTTATAATTCAGTTGATAGAAAAAATTTTTTATCAAACATTAATAATGACTTTAAAAAGTCTCAATTAATTAATATTATTAGTGGAAAATCATATGAAGGATTAATTAATAATATTCTATTTACAAATAAATATAAGAATAATTTTTTTATTCATCCTTATCAAGAAATAGATATTAATAATATTAAAGATATAAATAAATCATATATATTAGATCCAAAATTTACATATGGATCAAGTGACATAAATCGGTGGCTAGAGAATCCCAGATCATTAGTATCATCAAAAAAAGAAATTGAAGAAATAATCAGAAAAAATCCTCAGTATAAGGAATGGATAATTAAGGATGAACTAACAGAACCAACTTTAAAGAATGGTAGAAAGATAACATTAAATTTATTATTTTTAGTAAAAGTAAAACCTTTAAGAATATATTTTTACAAAAAAAAATTATATACTTTGCCAAAAAAATTATACGATAAAGATACCTTTTATACAGATGGTTATGTTCGCGAACCATACCCGTATCATATATATAATCGTGATATATCATTTGAAGAAAATAATATCGCAAGAGATATTTTATTTTTTCCTGATTCTTATCCCGATAATTGGACTAAAAGAGAAACATTAGAGATGGATGAAATGATTAATAGTATTATTCCTATAATTTTCCAATCAAATATAAATTTTGAAACAGTGTATAATTCAAAAAATGGATATGAAATTTTAAATGCTACAGTAGATCTATATGAACGATTAGGTCCAATAGTTCATGGAATATTTACAGATTGGTATCCATTTCTCCATAGGAATATATTACCAGGATTAATTTCTATTTTGATAGATAATAAAGATCATAAAGATTTTCAAAGAGTATCATTAAAAGAAAAAATTAAATCTATATCAACAATTAATAACTATAAATTTGAACGTTATTTTTCATATGGAAGATCATTGCCACCAACAACAATTGATAAAACATTTTATGTTAAAATGCAGGAAACTGATTTTGAGGAAGAATTAATTGGATATTTAATTAAACAGGAATATAAAAAAGAATTTAATTTTCCGGTTGATTTTATATTATTATCAGGACATCCATCACATTATAGACACCGTTTTGATTCTAAAGGATCTAATTGGATAAGTTTATTATATGGAAATTCTAAGACGGAAATTACTAATAAAATTTTATTGCATAAGAAATATAAAGATTTTGATTTTATAATAAGCGCAAATTATTTATCTAGAAATAAACCTATTCCAGATATAGATGAAAAAACTATAAAAATATTAAAACCATTAAATGGATTTAGTGGTAGTGGAATAAAAGTGCTTCAAACAAAATCAGAAATAGAATCATGGTTAAAAGAGTCTGATAATGAAAGATACAAAGAATGGTTATTAGAAGATTATATAGTTGATCCTGATTTAAAAGGTGGTCATAAATTTCATTTTAGAGTATTAGTTTTAGTTAAAGTGATTAAAAATAAACCAATTGAGGTGTTTATATCTGAACATAAATTTTTTGTCAAAGCATTAGAAAAGTATCAAAAAGGTGATTGGAATAATAAGGATATACATGATACACATTACAAGGCAATGAAATATGATACATTTCCACAACACTTGCCAGATGGTTGGTCAATTCAAGATGGAGAAAGCGCTATAAAAAAGATGAATCAAATTGTAACAAAGATATTTACAAATCAGAATGATTTTAAACCAGATTGGAATGCTAAAAATGGATTTGAGATATTTGGAACTGATTTTATATTTTCAAAGAAACAAACATATTTATTAGAAATAAATGCTAAAACTGGAATCAAAGGATGTAATATAGTTATACCTGGAATTGTAGATACAATATTAGAAGGAAAAGAAAATAAATATTTTACAAAATTAATTTAAATAGTATTATAATATGAATGAATTATATTCAAATTATAAGAATAAATATTTAAAGTATCGTCTTAAATATTTTGAATTAAAACAAAAACAATCTATTCAAAAAGGTGGTTCGTATCAACCGACATTTTTCATTTATTCAGTATATGATAGACATAAAGATTTTATAAACTATATGAAATTATTATTAATAGAAAGAGGATGGAAAGAATCAACAGTATTTCCAGTTGATTTTATATTCTTATATTTTTCATATAAGATTGAACCACCTATTCTTGATACTAATCAATCTAAATTAGTTAATTTAATAAAGGGAAAAACATTTAATAACATATTAGACAATGAGTTATTTATAAAAAAATTTAAATATGAATATTTTATGTATCCATATAAGATTATTGATGTAAATGATATTACAACAATTGATAAAAAGTATGCTTTATTTCCAATATATAATAAATATATAAATCGTAATTATGTTAAAAAAATAGTATCTTCTAAGGAAGATATTCAAGAATATATTAAATTATATCCAGAAATGAATAAATGGATGTTAAGAGATATATTAACTGAACCTGTATTAAAAAATGGATATGTATTTACTTTAAATTTTATATTTATTATTAAATTAAATCCATTTAAAGTATATGCTATAAAAAACAAACAATATATTAAAAGTAAATTAATATATGATCCAAAAGCAATTAATGTTAATCCATATATTTTTGATACATTTAAAGATGAATTTGATGAAAATGAAGACCAGTTATTTTTTCCAGATTATTTACCAGATGGATGGACAGAAGAAGAAACAAATGAAATGAATGAAATGATAGAAAATAGTATTCAAATTTTATTTTCTAATAAAATAGATATTGAACCAGATAATAATTCAAAAAATGGTTATTTTATATTTAATTCTTTTATTAGATTATATGAAAGATCACCACCAATTATTTATTATGTATTAAACACATTTTCACCACATCTACATAAACATATTGTTCCAGCATTAGTATCAATATTAATAGATAATAAAGATCATCCTGATTTTAAACAAATTAAATTGGGGAAAAAACTTAAATATTCAAACATAAATAATTTTGAATATGAACGTTATTATTCGTTAAGGCGTAATATACTTACAGCATTAAATAAATCAATTACTGAAAAAACATATTATATAAATATGGCGGAAAAAACTTTTGAATCAGATGTGTCAAATTATTTGATTGAACAAGGCTATATAAAATCATCAACTTTTCCAGTTGATTTTATATTATTATCAGGTGATTCATTATATTATCGTAATCGTTTTGATTCAAGAGGATCAAATTGGATTAGTTTATTATATGGAAATTCTAAAACAGAAATAACTAATAAAATATTATTGCATAAGGAATATGAAGATTCTGAATTTATGATTAATTCCACATATTTAGTACAATCTCAAACAATCCCTGATATAGATGAAAATAAAATTAAAATATTAAAACCATTAAATGGGTTTGCTGGAAGTGGTATAACAATCGTTCAAACAAAAGAAGAAATTAAGTCCTGGATAACACAAAATGAAAAATTTAAAGAATGGTTATTGGAAGATTATATTATGGATCCAGATTTAAAGAATGGATATAAATTTCATTTTCGTATATTAATTATTGTTATAGTTGAACAAAATAAGCCAATTGAAGTATTCATTTCAGAATATAAATTTTATACAGTTGCTAAAGAAAAATATAAAAAAGGAGATTGGCAGAATAAGAAAATACATGATACCCATTATACACCTGGAAAAATTATGACATTTCCGGATACTTATCCAGATAATTGGACTGTAGAAGATTCTAATAAAGCAATATTGGATATGAATAATATATTTACAAAAATATTTAAAAATCGTAATGATTTTAAGCCGGAATGGAATGCTAAAAATGGCTTTGAAATATTTGGAGCAGATATAATGTTTTCAAATAAGAAGCCATATTTATTAGAAATAAATGCAAAGACAGGTTTAAAAGATACAAATTTAATAATTCCCGGATTACTTCAAACTATATTAGAGAATAAAGAGAATAAATATATGACAAAATTAATTTAAATTATTATTATAATATGAATGATTTAGTTCCAAATTATTATAACAAATATTTAAAATACAAAAATAAATATTTAAATTTAAAATATGGAGGGGAGCCAAAATATATACCACCAGCTCTTCGTAAATTTGATAAAAATTATTATATATATATACAAGATATTTTTTTAGATTTATCTTTTAAAGATAAATTTGTTTCTAATTTAGAATCAAATGGATATAAAGCATCGTCAAAAAAAGAGGCTTCAGTAGTATTTTTATGGGGACAAGAAACATATCCTAAACAAAAAGAAGGTGAAACATTACAAGAATTAAGGAAAAGAAAATATGATCATATAACACAATTTAAGAATGTTCACATGATTAATATGTTATATGGAGAATTTAAAGAAATAATAACTTTTAAAGTAAGATTTCATGAATATTTTAAGGATAATTATGTAATTAAAAAATATTTAATACCGTGGAGCATAATTAAAAAAGAAACTAGAGACACAGATATATCTAAAATTGTATTTTTAAAAAATGAATGTAAAGTTCTAAAAGCTAATAATGGATATAAAAGTATGGGAACAATTTTAGTTCAGAATAAAGAAGAAATATATAGGCATATAGAATTTTATGATCTTAATCCATTACTGTCTAATAAAGAAACAGCGGAAGTTTTAATGGCTAATAATTGGATTTTAGAAAATTTTATAAATCAAGATAAGATTGAAGGCAGAAAGTTTTATATAAGAGTTCATATATTAGTAATTTACATACAAGGGCATATTAAGGTTTATATTAGTAATGTACATCCATATGGTATAATGAAGATCGGTCTAACTGATCCATTTTTGTCGCTTCAAAATGTTGATAACGTCGTTGGTGCTCATTTATCTAAATATAGTAAGAAAGGAGGTGGTTTTGGAACTCAAGAGGAGGCAGATGGAACAACAGTAATTTACGATATAGATCGAAATCCTCATTGGCCCAAAGATTTACCCGATGGTTATAATACTAATGATGTATTACGAATAGACAATGATTTAAAAGAATTATTTTCAAATATATTTAGTGATCCAAAAGTGTCTAAATTAAAACCTGACTTCAATTCTCCAAATGGTTTTGAAATTTTTGGATCTGATGTTAGTTTTGAGAATAAAAAAGTTATGTTTCATGAATTAAATCGTCGAACTGGTTTAGTATTACAAGCTCCATTTATTGATGATATAGTAAAAATCATTAAGCATGAAGATATTTTTAAGAATTTTACAAGAATAATATAATAATAAATAATTTTATTTATTAATATATGGATGAAAAATTTTATAATAAATATATTAAATATAAGCAAAAGTATATTGCGCTAAAAGCGCAATCTATTTTTGCGCAAAGTGATAGCTTCAAGCAAAAGTATATTGCGCTAAAAGCGCAATCTATTTTTGCGCAAAGTGATAGCTTCAAGCAAAAGTATATTCAGTTAAAAACTGAAAATTCTTTTGCGCAAAGTGATAGCTTCAAGCAAAAGTATATTGAATTGAAAGAAAAAGTTGGATATAACCAATTAGATATAAATGACTTAGATGTTAATCAATTAGGAGGAAAAAGTAAAACATATTATATTTCGAGTACATTTAAAATTAATAAAGAATTTATAGAGAATTTTAAATTATTATTAAATAAAAAAAAATATATTGAGTCATCAGATGTTCCTATTAATTTTGTATTTATTTATAATACAATGAGAAAATTTTTATCATATATATCAGATGATTTTAAAAATTCTCAATTAATAAATATTATTAGTGGAAAATCGTATGAAGAATTAATTAATAATAATTTATTTATCGAAAAAAATAAGAATAATTTTTTTATTCACCCTTATCAAGAAATAGATATTAATAATATTAAAGAAATAAATAAATCATATATATTAGATCCAAAATTTACATATGGCACAACTAATATAAATAGCTGGTTAGAAAATCCTAGGTCATTAGTGTCTTCAAAAGAAGAAATTGAAGAAATAATAAGAAAAAATCCTCAATATAAAGAATGGATAATTAAGGATGAATTGAAGGAGCCAATTTTAAAAAATGGTCGTAATTTTAGTTTAAATTTAATATTTGTTATTAAATTATATCCATTAAAGATATATATATACAAAAAAAAATTATATGCTTTAGCAAAAAAATTATATAATAAAAATACTTTGAATGATGGATATGTTCGTGAAACAGCTCCATATTATATTTATAATCGTGATGTCTCATTTAAAGAGAATAATATAAATGATGATATTTTATTTTTTCCTGATACTTATCCAGATAATTGGACTAAAACAGAAACATTAAATATGGATAAAATAATTAATAATATTGTTCCTTTAATATTTAAATCAAAGATAAATTTAGAGACAGTATTTAATTCTAAAAATGGTTATCAAATTTTAAATGCAACGATTAATTTATATGAAGGATTAAATCCAATGGTTCATGGAATATTTACAGATTGGTATCCATTTCTTCAAAAAGATATACTTCCAGGATTAATTTCAATATTAATAGATAATAAAGATCATATAGATTTTAAAAGAGTTAATTTAAAACAGAAAATTTTATATCCGGAATTAAATGAAAATTATAAATATGAGCGTCAATTTTCATATGGACGAATAATACCGCCAACAGAAACTAATAAAACATTTTATGTTGAAATCGATTATCCAGAATTTGAGAAAGAAATGATTAATGAATTAAGAAAAAGAGGTTATAAGGAATCAAATAATTTCCCAGTAGATTTTATATTTTTATCAGGTGATTCATCTTTTTATCGTAATCGTTTTAATACAAAAGGATCAAAATGGATTAGTTTATTATATGGAAATTCTAAAACAGAAATAACAAATAAAATATTATTAAATAAGAAATTTGAAAAAGAAGATTTTATAATTTCGTTAATGTATTTAACACAAAATAGTCCTATTCCAAATATAGATGAATCAATAATAAGAATATTAAAACCACTAAATGGATTTGCTGGTTCTGGAATAACAATAATTAAAACAAAAAAAGAAATCGAATTATGGCTAAAAGATAATGAAAAATATAAAGAATGGATATTACAAGATTATTTACAAAATCCTGATTTAAAGGATGGTTATAAATTTCACTTTAGAGTCATTGTATTAGTAAAAAAAACAGCTAATAAAAAGTCAGAAGTATTTATTAGTAATTACAAATATTATGTTCCATCTTTAAAAAAGTATAAAAAAGGTGATTGGTTAAATAAAAATATTCATGATACACATTATAAACCTGGAAAAATTATAATATTTCCAAATGAATTACCAGATAATTGGTCAATTGAAGATGCAAACAAAGCAACAAATAATATGCATCAAATTATAACCAAGATATTTGAAAATCAAAATCAGTTTGAACCGGAATGGAATGCTAAAAATGGATTTGAATTATTTGGAGCAGATTTTATATTTGAAAATAAACAACCATATTTACTAGAAATTAATTCTAAAATGTCATTAAAAGGTAGAATTTCAATTATACCTGGATTGCTTCAAACTATATTAGATGATAAAGAAAGTGAATTTATGACAAAATTAATTTAAATACTATTATAATATGAATGAATTAATTTCAAATTATAATAAAAATAAATATTTGAAGTATAAAAATAAATATTTAAATTTGTGTACCCATCTTCAAAAAGGTGGTTCATATCAACCGACATTTTTCATTTATTCAGTATATGATAGACATAAAGATTTTATAAACTATATGAAATTATTATTAATAGAAAGAGGATGGAAAGAATCAATAGTATTTCCAGTAGATTTTATTTTTTTATATTTTTCATATAAAATTGAACCACCTATTCTTGATACAAATCAATCTAAATTAGCTAATT